CGGCGGGCGAAACGCATCCCGTGGGCCACGGTCGTAATTCTCGGCCAGACCACAGAGGGCCAGTTCACCATGGCGGCCGCAACGCAGGACAACGCCGAAACGACGTGGCTGCTGGCGCTGGCACACCAACGAATCATCCGTAAAAGCGAGGGCAAGGAATGAGCAACGGCGAAATTGTTTACCAAGGCACCGTCGCGAAGCTGCAAACGATGGCAGACGGCGGGTGGCGAATCATCATCGACTTCCCCGACCGCGAGGTTCCCGCGATCCTCGTCAGGGATACGGTGGCCGTGGCGCTGCTGAAGTCGGGCGATGGATCTCCGCAAGCTGGCTAACGGCCGCCCCTGCATCCTGTGCGGGGCCGAGGGCACCACCGTGCTGGCCCACCTGAACATCAGCGGGCATTTCGGGAAGGGGCTAAAGGCCCCCGACTTCCCGTGGGGCGTCTGGCTGTGTCACGCCTGCCACACCTACGTGGACGGCGAAGGGCGGGGCGACTGGAAAATCAAGTTTCGCGCCCTGGGTCAGCAGATGGAACGGTATCTCACGGAAGGAGTGATCCGCCTTGAGTAGCGAACTTCGCGCCACGTTCCCGGTGGACACCCTCGACTGGCGGCGGGGCAAATGCTCGGCCGTCCTCGGGTCCGTGTACCGCCACCAGCCCCTGACCGGCGCCCCGCCTGCGACGTACCCTGCCGACGTGGCCGCGGCCAATGGCTGGGTGTACGTCAGCGTCCCGCAAACCAAGTGGTCAAAGCGCCTGTGGCCGGGCGCAAAAGTCCGCGTCGAGATCGAACAGGACGGCGTGCGGTACGATGGCCGCATCCTCGTGGGCTACACGCGCGAGGGCCGGAAGTTTTTCAAGGTGGAACTGCGGTGAGTCTCCCGCGCGGTCGTGGCCGCCCAAAAGGGTCGGTAAATAAAGTGACGGGCGATATTCGCCAGATGGTCACGCGCGCCCTTGAGGATGCCGGTGGGATTCAATACCTCACCGAGCAGGCCAGAGAGAACCCCGGCCCGTTCTTGGCCCTCGTCGCCAAGTGCATGCCCCGCGAACTGATCGCCGACGTTGGTCCCAACCTCGCCGACGCCCTCTTGATCGCCATGGACCGTCGCCGCGCACAGATTGCCGACGCCCGCGTGGTCAGCGTGCAGGATGCTCTCCCAACAGCAGATCGTTGACGAACTGGCCCTGTGGTCCGTGGACCCGCTGGCCTTCGTCCTCGCGGTGTTCCCGTGGGGCGAGGGTGAGCTACAGGGCCGGACCCCGCACCCGTGGCAGCGCGACCTGCTGGTGCGTATTTCCGACGCCATCCGGTCGGGCAGGGCGCAGCAGGACGTAATCCGCGAGGCCGTGGCGTCGGGTCACGGCATCGGCAAGTCCGCCCTGGTCGCGTGGCTGATCCTGTGGGCCATGTGTACGATGCCCGACACCCGCGGGGTGGTGACGGCCAACACCGAGAACCAGCTACGCACCAAAACGTGGGCCGAGTTGGCGAAGTGGCACCGGCTGATGCTCGGGCCTCTACGGGATCTCACGGAACTGACCGCCACCGCCCTGTTCGGGAAGGGCCGAGCGCAGACCTGGCGCATTGACGCGGTGCCGTGGTCGATTGCCAATACCGAAGCCTTCGCCGGCCTGCACAACGCCGGCAAGCGGGTGCTGGTGGTCTACGACGAGGCCAGCGCCATCGATGACCAGATCTGGGAGGTGACCGAGGGCGCGCTCACCGACGAGAATACGGAAATTATTTGGGCGGCCTTCGGCAACCCGACCCGCACGGTGGGGCGGTTTACCGACACGTGGGGCAAGTTCCGCCACCGCTGGCACGTCAGCAACATCGACAGCCGGACGGTTCCGGGCACCAACGCCCGCCAGATTGCGCAGTGGATTCAGGATTACGGCGAGGATTCGGACTTCGTGCGCGTCCGCGTCCGTGGGCTTCCTCCCCGGGCCTCGGCGTCGGGCTTCATCGGGTCGGACCTCGTGGCCCAGGCCATGACCCGCGAGCCCGTTTCATTCCCCAGTGACCCGCTGATCCTCTCTGTGGACGTGAGCCGGGGCGGTGACGACGAGGCCGTGCTGGCATTTCGTCGGGGCATGGACGCCCGCACGGTCCCGTGGCGGATGATCCCGGGGGCTGACGTTCGGGATTCCATGCGGCTGGTGGACGTGATCGTGGACGCCTGCACTACCCCCGTGAGGGCCCACAAGCCCGACGCAGTGCTGGTGGACGAGACCGGCGTGGGCGGCCCCATCGTGGACCGGCTGCGGCAGGTATTGGGCAGCCTGCCGGTGTACGGCGTGAACTTCGGGGCCAAGTCCCCCGACCCCAAGCACGCCAATATGCGCATGACGATGTATTGGCGGCTTCGGGAGGCCCTCGGGAATGGGCTTGCGATCCCCGCCGACCCGTCGTTGGAGCGGGAATTGCTCGCCCTTGAGTTCCAGCACGACCGCAGCGACCGGATGCTGTTGGTCCCGAAGGACCGCATGAAGGCGGACCTAGGATTCAGCCCCGACCGTGCGGACGCCTTGGCCGTGTCGTTCGCCCGCGTGTTCCAGCCGCGTCCGCACACGGCCATTGGCGGCGGCGGGCCGATCATCATTCGCCGGGACAACGACCCGCGCGACTAGTTGCACGCCCGCACGGAAGGCGCTACGCGTGGGCGCCATGTGTTTTGAGACACTTGCGGCAATCACGGCGAGCGCTTCGGCGGGCGGCGGCGCTGCTGCCGGCACTGCCGCTGCGACTACGGCGGCCACCACGGCGGCCAGTACCGGCGCGCTAGCCGCTGGCACGGTTGGGGCAGTTGCCCCCGGCGCCATTGGTACGGGCATCGCCGCCCAAGCCGCGCAGGTTGCGGGCGCTGGCATCGCCTCTCAGGCGGCCGCCACTGCCGGCGGCCTGACCCTCGGCAAGATCGCGAACGCCACGCTGCTGGCATCCAGCGTCCTCCCCGCTGTCCTGCGGCCGTCCATGCCGCGCATGCCTGCTCCGCTGTCGGCCAGCAACGATGCCGGCATCCGCGCCCGCATGGCGGCTCGGGTGGCTGCTCGCGGCGCTACCGACCGGCGCAGCACGATGCTGACCGGTCCGACCGGCGCCACCGGCCCCACGGGCGGGGCTAAGACGGCCCTCGGCCAGTAATGGAATCCCAGGCGCAGCGCGACCGCCGCTTGGCCGGGCTGCTCGTCCAAGAGCGCCTTTCGTGGATCGCGCACTGGCGGGAGCTTGAGGGCAACTTCATGCCCCGCAAGGGGCGCTGGCTGACCACGGACGCCAACCGTGGCGACCGGCGCAACCGAAGCCTCATCAACGACGCCCCCATTATCGCCGCCCGCATTTTCACGGCGGGGATGATGAGCGGCACGACCTCGGCCAGCCGGCCGTGGTTCCGCCTGTCGCTGGCCGACCCCGAGCTGATGGAAGCCGAGGGCGTCCGCGTCTGGCTGTGGATCGTCGAGGACCGGCTGCGGGAAATCTTCGCCAAGTCCAACTTTTACCAAGTCATGCCGGCGCTCTACCGGGACTTGGGCGTGATCGGCACCGGGCTGGTGCTGGTCGAGGAGGACGACGAGGACGTGGCGCGGTTCACCCACGCGCCCGTCGGCACGTACTGCATCGCCAACGGCCGCCGCGGCATGGCCGATACCCTGTACCGGGAACTTACGTGGACCGTGCGGCTGGTGGTCGAGCAGTTCGGCCCTGACGCCTGTTCGGACGCCACGAAAGCCGCCTACAAGGACAAGAACCGCTGGGAGCAGAAGGTCGAAATCTGCCACCTCGTCACGCCCAACACGGGCCGTGACTCGCGGTACATCGACGCCAAGAACATGGCGTTTCGGTCGGTCTGGTGGGAGAAGTCCGAGCCCGAGAAGTACCTGCTGGAATCGGGCTTCGAGGAGTTTCCCGCCCTGGCCCCGCGCTGGGAGACGGTCGGCGAGGACGCCTACGGTCAGAGCCCGGCCATGGACTGCCTCGGCGACGCCAAGGCGTTGCAGGTGCAGGAAAAGCGGATCGCGCAGGGCATCGACAAGTTCATCGACCCCCCCATGAGGGCATCGAGCCGGATTGACCGCAACGCCGCCAGCATCGCGGCGGGGTCCATGACGGTCATCGACGAGACCGTGGGCGGGGTGGGCTTTGAACCGGCGGTGACCATCGACCCTCGCGGCATCCAGTTTGCCGCCGAGGACGTGGCCCGCATGGAAATGCGCATCCAGCGCGCCATGTACGCGGACCTGTTCCGCATGCTCGACAGTCTGGACGACCGCGACCGGACGGCTGAGGAGATCCGCGCCCGCGAGGCCGAGCGGATTACCGCCATCGCCCCGAACATCGAGCGCCAGAGCCGGGAAGTCCTTGACCCCGTGGTGTCGCTGGTGTTCCGGCTGGCCGCCCGTCAGGGGCGCATCCCGCCGCCGCCTCCGGCCCTTGAGGGGACGGAAATGCGGGTGGAATACATTGGCGTGCTGGCCCAAGCCCAGAAGTCCCTCGCCACGCAGACCATCGAGCGCACGGTCGCTTTTGTCGGGGCGCTGGCACAGGCGCAGGCGAATGCTGGCCTACCGCCCGATGCGATGGACAAGCTGGATATCGACCAGGCGTTCGACGAACACAGCACCGCCTTGGGCACGCCGCCCACCATCGTCCGCAGCGACGAGACGGTGGCGCAGATCCGCGAGCGCCGGCAGCAGATGGCCGACGCGCAGCAGAACGCGGCGGTGGCAGAGCAGGCCACGGCGGCGGTGCGGAACATCGGTCAGGCGGCTGCGGCGGTCTCGTGAACCTCGGCGACCCCGAGCGCGCGCGCCGCGCCAAGCAGTCGCAGAAAGAACGCGAGCGGCAGGCCCGAGAGGATTTACGGCAGGTACTTGCAACGCCCGCAGGTAGGCGCTACGCGTACCGACTGCTGGAACGTTGCGGCATTCACGGGTCACCGTACCGGCAGACGCCGCGCGAGACGGACATGCAGTTGGGGCTGCACCTGTTTGGGCTGCGGCTCCGCGACGAGATAGAGGCCGTCGAGCCTGGGCTCTACGGCGAAATGCGATCCCAGTTCAATCGCGAGGAACGCGGTGACGGACGAGACACAGACAGCGACGGAGACGGCGCCCCCGAGTGAGGCGCCTGCCGCCCAAGCGCCGGTGCCGGCGACTCCCGCGGTGGTGGACTACAAGTTCACCCTGCCGGAAGGGGCCACGTTTGACGACGCGCAGCTTAAGGCAGTCACGGAGTACGCCCATAAGGCGGGCCTGAACCAAGAGCATGCGCAGGAGCTGGTCAACCTCGGAGTCGGGTTTGCCCAGACCCTCCAGCAGCAACTGGAGGCGCAGATCGCGGGCGAGATCGCGAAGCAGCAGGCGCAGTGGCGCGAGGCAGTGAAGGCCGATCCCGAGATCGGTGGCGTCAAGTTCGAGCGTGCGACGAAGGACGCGGCCACGGCCCTCTCCTTTGCGCGGCCGGGCTTCAAGGCGCTGCTGGACTCACTGGGTATCGGGGATCACCCCGACGTGATCCACGCGCTGGCGCTATTTGGCAGCCGGATCTCGCCGGATTCGCTGCGGACGGTGACGACGCCGGCCGCGACGACCCCGGCACCGGACCCGCTGGCAAAGATTTTCACGCATCCCACATCACAGGGGAAGGCTGCCTAAGCCGGCCCCGAGGAGACTGAAATGCCGACTCTTGCAACTTCCGCGCTGACGCTGACCGATGCGGCCAAGCGCACCGATCCCGATGGCAGCACCTCGCTGATCGCCGAGCTTCTGTCGCAGACCAACGAGGCGCTACAGGATGTCCTGTGGGTGCCCGGCAACCTGCCGACCGGCCACCAGGCGTCGATCCGCACCGGCCTGCCGACCGTCTACTGGCGGCAGATCAACCAGGGCGTGCCGGCTTCCAAGAGCCGCACCGCCCAGGTCACCGAGACCTGCGGCCGCATCGAGGCGTGGTCCGAGGTGGACGAGGCGCTGGTCGAGTTGTACCCGGACAGCGAGCGCAACGCCTTCCGCATGACGGAGGCGCAGGCGTTCATCGAGGCCATGTCCCAGGAGGCCATGTCCACGCTGCTCTACGGCAACCAGCTTGACAATCCCGAGGAGATCACGGGCCTGACGACCCGTTACTCGTCGCTGTCGGCCGAGAACGGCGAGAACATCATCAGCGCCGGTTCCGTGACGGGCAGCGACGAGGTGTCGATCTGGCTGGTGGGCTGGGGCGACAACACGGTGTTCGGCGTTTACCCGAAGAACACCCGCGCCGGCCTTGAGGTGAACGACCTTGGCAAGGTGACCGTGGAGACCACGGCCGGCATCGCCGGTAGCCGCATGCGCGCCTACCAGATGCAGTTCGTGTGGCGCTGCGGCCTGATGGTGAAGGACTGGCGGTACGCGGTGCGCATCGCGAACATCGACAGTTCGGCGCTGGTGGGTGATGGCGCCGGCAGCACGGTCAAGCTGCTGGAATACATGACCCGGGCCGTCCACAAGATCCCCAACATCAACGCGTGCCGTCCGGTGTTCTACGCGCCGCGCACCGTGCGGGCGATGCTGGACGTTCAGGCCATGAACAAGGCCAACGTGCAGCTTCAGGTCGGGCAGGAGGAGGGTCGGATGAAGACCACCTTCCACGGCATCCCGATCCGCACCTGCGATGCGCTCATCACCGGCGAGGGCCAGGCGTCCTAACGGCCGCCTAGAGGAGTAACAGACATGTACCTTGACGCACAGACGACTTTCTCGGACGCGCAGGCGGTGACCTCGACGGCGATCTCGACCAACGTGATCGACCTCGGCGCCACCCCGACCCTGCGGGATCTCGGCGCTGGCGAGCCCGTTTACCTCGTGGTTCTGACGGACGCGGCGGCGACGGACTCGGGCAGCGACGCCACGCTGACGGTCACGCTGGAGTCGGACAGCACGGAGAACCTCGCCACCTCGGCGACGGTCCACCTGTCCACGGGCGCGCTGGCGTTTGCCGCGTTCTCGCCGGACAAGGCGGTGCTGTACGCCGGCCCGATCCCGACCGGCAGCTACGAGCGGTATCTCGGGGTGCGGTTTACCGTGGCCTCGGGTCCGCTGACGGGTGGCGCGTTCAACGCCTTCCTGACGCGGGACATCTCGGCCTGGCGTGCCTACCCGAACAACTACACCACGGCTTAACGGGGGGTAGTGGATGCGAGTCGTAGCCAAGGCGCTGGGCTACTACCAGCATCGGCGCTACCGCGAGGGTTCGGAGTTCACCATCGCCAAGCCGGAGGATCTGCGTTCGTGGATGGAGCCTCTGGACAACGATGGTGGGCCCGAGCCCGAGCGGCCGCAACGGAAAGAGCGCAAGGGGAGGGCCGGGTAACCGGCCCTTTCCGTTAGGAGCCACGGAATGAGCGATATCACCTTCTGGAACCGGGTGGCGACGCCCACGCAGAACGATTCGACGGACCTGCCGTTCGTTTCGCGGGGCGTGCTGCTGTTCGCCACCGGCACGATCAGATTCGACACGGAGACGGGGCAGACGCAGAACTGGACGATCCCCGCCACGGCGCCGCTGCCGTACTTCGTGCCGGTCTACGTGAAGCGGATTCACGATACCGGCACGTCGATTGCTGACGCGGACATGCGTATCGGCTCGTGAGCGAGGTCGTTTTCGTCAACCTGGCGCTGACCCGGCTGCGGGTAAAGCAGCGGTTGGCGAACCTGACGGACACCGAGATCGGCCGGACGGCGGCCGAGGTGTACCCCGAGGTTCGCGACCGGCTGCTGGCGGCGTACAACTGGGGGTTTGCGCGCCGGACGGAGGCGCTGGCCTTGGCCTCGGGGGCTGCTCCCGTGGGCTGGGCCTATCAGTACGCGCTGCCCACGGACTGCCTGATTGTCCGGCGGGTCATTGACGAGGGCGGCAGCCGGTACGTCGGTCGGGCGTTCTACCCCGACGACTACAACCTGATGGTCCCGCAGTACCCGTGGCAGATCGCCAACACGGCGAGCGGTCGGGTGCTGGTGACGGACGTGGAATCCGCCTACGCGATCATGACGTGGCGGGTGAAGGACACCGGCCAGTATTCGCCGGGCTTCCGTGACGCGCTGTCGTGGTGGCTGGCGGCTGAACTGGCCCCGGGCCTGAACGTGGACGACGACGTGTCGGCCCGCGTCGAGCGGTGGGCTCCGCAGGCGGCGGCGGTGGCGTTCGCGCAGGACGGCAACCAGATGTTGGGCGACCCCGCCCCGGAGTCGCCGACCGTCCGGGTTCGGGGGTAAGTCGTGGCACAACTGCTCCAGCCGTCGTTCTCAGCGGGGGAGCTTGCGCCGGAACTGCACGCGCGCGTCGATATTGCCCGTTACCTGACGGGCCTCAAGGTCTGCAATAACTTCTATGTCCGCCCCACGGGTGGCGTGACGAGCCGGCCGGGCTTTGAGTTCCTCGCCCCCGCGCAGACCAATGCGACGGCCTCGCGGCTGCTGCGGTTCGTGTACGCGATTGACCAGGCGTGCGTGGTCGAGGTCTCGGCCGGTGCGATCAGCGTGTTTCAGGACGGCGCCCGCGTGCTGACGGGGGCCAGCCACGCGATCAGCGCCATGACGGTGAGTTCGGGCACGGTGTTCGTGGACACGGCCACGGCCCACGGGCTGACCTCGGGGCAGTGCGTGCTGCTGTCGGGGATCAACGGGACGGGCGTATTGCAGGGGCTTTCGGGGGAGTGGCCGGCCACGGTGGTCAACACCACGCGGTTTGCGTTCACCCTGCCGACCACGGCGGCGGGCACGTACCTTTCGGGGGGAACGGTGCAGCCGTGCGTGTTCGTGGCGAACACCTATTCGGCGGATGCCGTGCGGTCCCTGCGGACGGCGCAGAGCGCGGACGTGCTGTACCTGTTCCACGTGGATCATCCCGTGCGGGAGCTGCGGCGCGAGTCGGCCACGTCATGGGCGCTCGTGGAAACGGATTTCGAGAACGGGCCGTTTCAGGAAGAGAACCGCGACGAGACGCTCAAGATCCACGCCAGCGCCGAGACGGGCGCGGTGACCCTGACGGCCAATCGGGCGGTGTTCACGGCGGAGATGGTCGGCGGGCTGATCCGGCTGGACGCGCGCAGCCGGGACGAACCCGTGTGGGAGCCCACGCTGCCGGCTAGCATTGGGAATATTCGCCGGTACGAAGAAAACACCTACCTCTGCACCGCGAACCCGCAGGGCGTGAATACTGGCACCGTGCCGCCCACGCACACGTTCGGGCGCCAGCAGGACGGGAGCAGCAGCGCCAGCAAGGAATGGCTGTACCTGCACTCGGGGTGGGGCATCGTCGAGATCACGGCGTATACGTCGCCTACGTCGGTCTCCGGCTTCGTGGCGAAGCGCCTGCCCGCTCAGGTGGTGGGTGGCGCCACCACGGCGTCTGGCCCGCAGGCCCACGCGGGCGACGGCACCACGCGGACGTTCGCGATTGCGTGGGCGACGAGTTCCGACCCCGCGAAGTACGAAGCGACGTTCGATGGCGTGATGCAGCGCACGGACTCGTATGCCGTCGATCCCGTGGGCAACACGATCACGTTTAACGACGCCCCGGCATCGGGTGTGGCGATCAGCATTCGCCAGCTTGACGAGGACAACCGCACGGACTTTTGGTCGCTGGGCGCGTGGTCGCCGGCCCAGGGGTATCCGCGGGCGGGGACGTTTTACGAGGACCGGCTGGTACTGGGGGGCTCCCGCACCGAGCCGCAGGGCGTGTGGCTGTCGCGGACGAGCGATTACACGGACTTCGGGACTTCGACGCCGGTACAGGACGACGACGGCCTGACGACGCTGGTCAACAGCCGCGAGATCAACGCCGTGACGGACCTCGTGCCGCTGTCGCGCCTGATCGCGGTCACCAGCGCGGGAACGTGGCGGGTGGGGCCTGCGGGGGATGCCCCCATTACCCCGTCCACGATCTCGTACAAGGCGCAGAGCCAGCGCGGTGCGGCCGATCTTCCGGCGGTGATCGTGGGCGAGGCGGCGCTCTACCTCCAGTACGGCGCGCGGAAGCTGCGGGCCTCGCGGTTCGACTTCAACGACGACGCCTTTACGGGCGACGAACTGACCCTGACGGCCCGGCACTTGCTGGAACAGACGCCGGCCACGGGCCTTGCGAGCGCCGAGGAGCCCGGGAACCTGCTGTGGCTGCCCCGGTCGGATGGCGCCTTCCTGTCGGTGACCTATGAACCCACCCAGCAGGTAGTGGGCTGGGCACAGCACCACACGGACGGCACGGTGGGTTCGGTGTGCGTGATCCCCGAGGGCGGGCGTGACGTGCTGTATGCCGTCATCACCCGGACGGTGGGTGGTCTTGCGCGCCAATACATCGAGCGCCTGGCCGACCGCGACGAGCCCGTGAGCCGGAAGCAGGTGCATTGCGACTCGGCCCTGACGTATGACGGCAGCAACGCCAACACGACCACGGTCACGCTGACGGACACGTTTGGGATTACGTCGGTGGTGGCCTCGGCGGCGGTGTTCGCGGCCACCGACGTGGGCCGGGATCTGTGGGTAACGGTGAACGGCAAGACGATCAAGGCGACGGTGACGGCCTATTCCAGTCCAACGGCTGTCATCATTTCGACCCCGACGGGCAGCGTGGTTGTGGCCGACTTCGGCGTGGCTACCACGGAATGGTCGTTCCCCGTGTTCACCCTGCTGGGCCTGCACCATCTTGCGGGGAAGCAGGTGATTGCCCGTCTGGACGGGACCGTGGAGGCCGCGCTGCTGACGGTGAGTTCGGCAGGGACGTTGACCTTGCCCTACCCGGTGGCAACGGCCGTGGTGGGCCTGCCCTTCGACGCCTACATCGAGACGCTGCCCCTGACCATTGTGGGCAGGGACACGATCCGCCACCGCGAAAAGACCGTGCCACGGGTAGCGGTGGAATACGTTGCCAGCCAAGGGTTCCGGGCGGGGCCGTCGGCTGACCGGCTGGAGACCTATCCGC